TCCTTTTAACATCAATGAAAGAATGACTTTTGAGTTTGATAAAAACAATTCTATCATTAACTGACTAGTTAACTTTTTCGGGTAAATATTGATATATGGGACTTTAAGATGTCAGTTACGCTAAGACAAACAAATTTAATTTTAAATCAAGACTGGAAAACTATCTATCAGACTTTTCAAAATGCTGATTTTACCAGCTATGATTTTGAAAATCTAAGAAGGGTAATGATTACCTATCTAAGGGAAAACTACCCCGAAGATTTCAATGACTATATTGAAAGTTCCGAATATCTTGCTCTAATTGATGCGATAGCATTTATAGGTCAAAGTCTAGCGTTCCGTATAGATTTAGCAAGCAGAGAAAATTTTTTAGAATTAGCCGAGAAAAAAGAAAGTGTTCTCCGATTAGCTAGAATGTTAAGCTATAATGCTAAAAGAAATATCCCTGCACAGGGATTATTGAAATTTGACACAGTAAGTACAACAGAAGATCTATTAGATAGCAACGGAAGAAATCTACAATCTCAAACAATTATATGGAACGATCCAACGAATATTAATTGGCTAGAACAATTTATTTTAGTATTAAATTCTGCAATGAGTGACAATACAGAATTTGGTCGAAGCCAAGGGCAAGCCACTATACAGAATATTCCGACTGAGCAATATAGATTTAGAACCACTTCAGCTGATGTGCCTATCTTTACGTTCTCTAAAACTGTAGCTGGTCGGTCGATGGCTTTTGAAATTCTAAGCACTTCTTTTGCAAACAGCGAATCTATATACGAAGAAGCCCCGGTTCCGGGCAATCAGTTTGGTTTTGTATATAGAAATGATAGCAGAGGCGCAGCCAGTCCTAACACAGGATTCTTTGCATTGTTTAAACAAGGTAGTTTAGAGTTAGCTGATTTTTCAATCACCGCCCCTACTACTAATGAAAAGATCAGTGTAGACAGCGAAAACGTAAACAACGATGATGTCTGGTTATTTAAATTAAACAGCGACGGATCCCCTCTAGAACAATGGACTAAAGTTTCTTCTTTATCCGGTAGCAATATTGCATACAACAGTACAGTAAATGATGTGAGAAATATATTTTCTGTAGTGACGAAAAGTAATGATCAAATAGATTTAATTTTTGGTGACGGAGTTTACGGAAATTTGCCTAAAGGCACATTTAGAATTTTTTATAGAATTAGTAACGGACTAACTTATGCTGTAACACCGCCAGAGATGCGAGGAATAAACGTATCAATCCCTTATAGAAATAAACAAGGAGTTGAACATACTCTAACGGTATCCATGAGCTTGAAATCTACGGTGAGCTCAGCTTCCTCGTCTGAAGATATTGATACTATAAGAAATAATGCTCCTGCTTTATATTATACACAAAATAGAATGATAACGGGAGAAGATTATAATTTAGCACCGTTAAGTGCATCTCAAGATATTGTAAAAGTTAAAGCAGTGAATAGAACCTCTAGCGGAGTTTCTAGAAATTTTGACATAATCGATGCTAGCGGCAAATACAGTTCTGTAAACGTATTTGCTAGCGACGGGTACATTTACAAACAAGATATTCAAAGAACTTTAACTTTTAAATTTTCTAATAGATTAGAAATAGTAAACTTTATAAGAAATAATATTGAACCTATATTCAATGATACTGATGTTTATAATTTTTACTTTTCTAAATTTACAAAAATAACATTTTCTGATACACTAACAGAATGGGTGCAGTTAACTAACGATGTTAATAACAGCACGGGCTATTTTAGAAATAAAGAAGACGGTACAAAATTTAAAATAGGCACATATACTAGTAATACTTTAAAATATGCTAAAATAGACAGTCTGATTAAATTTATCGTGCCAGAATCTACTGTGGTAGGTAAGAAATATGTTTTTTATGAAAATAAGTTAGTTCTTGTTGATGAAACTTCTCAGGATACAGATTACAGAAATTATATCTGGACTAAGGTAATTAAAGCTGCCGGCGACGGAACAAATGCCGATAGGGGAGCACTACCTAACGGTAGAGGGCCAATCGAGTTTAATGATGTTATTCCTTTAGGAGCTATTGCTTCCCGTATAGTTCCAAGATTTGTTACAAATCTTTCTACGCCTTTGGAAAATGAAATAGTAAATTTAATAACTAACGGATTAAATTTTGGTTTGAGATATGATCAAATAGATTCAGCCTGGAAAATTATTTCTGCCGCCAATCTTAATACACTATCCGAGTTTTCTCTTGGTAAAGCAGGCGATACTACTAGTAGCTCATTAGATTCATCGTGGATCATGTCTTTTATAAAAGAAGGTAGTACATACATTATTACCGTTAGGGGCTTAGATTACATATTTGGATCTAGAAATCAAAATAGATTTTATCTAGATACCAATCAGAAAACTTTTGATTCTACTACCGGTAAAGCTATCAAAGACAAAGTAGTAGTTTTAAATATTAATACAGATAGTTCTAGAATTACTGAATTAAAAAGAGATATAGATTTTGAAGTATCTGATACAATCCGATACGATGATGGATATCAGGCATCGGATCAAATCAAAATTAAATTTTCAGACAATGACGACGACGGAGTGATTGACGACCCTGATTCTTTCGAATCAATTGTGGGCACGGATTCGGGCAGCTTCTTATTTTTTAAAGAAGTCGTGGACGACGCTGGAAATCAAGTGTTTCAATTTATCGATACTACAGTAGAAAGTATATTGGTAAGAGTTAATGAATCGAATGAAAACCCGGACAATTATGAGTTAGAACAGTTAATTTATTTTTCGGCCAGCAGCGAAAATGTTATAAAACGTGTTGTTAGAACTAGCAACAACAACAGAACATTTCAACTAGAACCTTCTTACATCGGAGCGGTAGGTCGAGACCACCTTAAGTTTCAATATATTCATAATGCCAATGTTGACAGAAGAATAGATCCTAGTGTTAGTAATATTATAGATGTGTATCTCTTAACTAGATCGTACGACACTGATTTTAGAAACTATCTAGCAGGTGCAGTTTCTAAACCCGAACCTCCCTCGAGCGAGAGTCTTAGGATCAGCTTTGGATCTAATTTAAATTCTATTAAATCTATCAGTGATGAGATTATATATCATCCGGTGAATTATAAGGTATTGTTTGGAGCAACGGCAGATACAAAATTTCAGGTAGTATTTAAAGTAGTTAAGAATAATGTAAGATCCGTGAACGACAATGATTTAAAAGTTAGAATAATAACAGCTATTAATGAATTTTTTGATGTTAATAATTGGGACTTCGGTGATAGATTTTATTTAGGAGAATTAATAACCTATGTAACAAATACTGTCGCACCAGATATTAGCAATTTAGTTATATTACCTAAGCAATCTACACAAGTTTTTGGAAGCCTGTTTGAAATACAAAGCAGATCAGATGAAATTTTTGTGAGCGGAGCCACAGTAGACGATATAGAAATAGTCTCTAGCATTAATGCTGTAGAGTTAAGAGCTTCGTCTACTACAATTGTTAACGATACGAATTAAGGTAGAATTTAATGAGTAAAAATGTTTTTCCAGATAGCCAATTACCGATTAGAAGATCAGTAGATCTTCTACCAACTGTTTTTCAGACTGACTCTAATGCTAAGTTTTTAGGAGCAGTATTAGATCCGCTTATTCAACCGGGAACCTTACAAAAAACAGTAGGATATGTAGGTAGAAGATTTGGCAAAACTTATAATGGTAAAGATGTATATTTGGATAGCGATCAAACCTTAAGATCCAGATACCAGCTAGAGCCCGGTGTAGTTGTAAGAAAAAATTCTGTCATTGAAAAATTTTATGATTATATTGATTTAAAAAATCAAATTAAATTTTTTAATAATAATGTAGAAACAGATAATTTAATCACAGAATCAGATCATTATTCCTGGAATCCTCCTATTAATTGGGATAAGTTTGTAAATTACAGAGAATATTATTGGGTACCAAGCGGGCCGCCTAGTGTAAAAATAACCGGCCAGTCTCAGAATATTGTAAGCACATACAAGGTAAAACAAGGTCTTGGAGAAAATTGGATTTTTACTCCTGACGGATTATCAAATAATCCTGCAATAGTATTATACAGAGGACAGATTTATAATTTTAATGTTTCATTGCCGGGCGAAGGATTTTCGATAAGAACCAATTATGACACCGGACCTTTAATTTATAATCCTACACTTCCGTACAATGCTAATCAATTAGCTGTATATGATGGAAAGCTATGGAAGGCAAAAACTTTCATATCTCCTGCAGACGGAAGCAGTATAACTTTTGAGTCGCAGGATTGGGAATATATTGAAGACGTATCCAACCAGAGTATTTTTGATTATAATAATGGAGTTACTAACAATAACGTAGATATAGGAACTGTTACATTTTCAGTGCCGTTCGATGCACCTGATGTATTGTTTTACCAGAGCACGGTTCATCCAAATAGATTCGGTCGTTTTATTATAGCCGATGCGGATACAGCAACAAAAATTAATGTTACTAAAGAAATAGTAGGCAAAAAAACCTATAAAAGCAGTAATGGTGTTGAGTTCTCAAACGGAATGATAGTGGAGTTCATAGGTCAAGTAATCCCTGAAAAATATTCAAGAGATACTTGGTTAGTTGAGGGAGTAGGATCTGCTATCACACTGACAAAATTTACAGATCTAATAGTACCTGTACTATCAACTAAAGTTCCAGAGGTTCTTTTTGATAATGCAGGATTCGACACTGATCCGTTTGATGATGCTAGCGAGTATCCAGGAGACAAGGATTATATTACTATCAATCGAGCTAGTCCTGATCTTAATCCTTGGAGTAGGTACAATCGATGGTTTCATAGATCGATTTTAGAATATGCTCATAAAGTAAACGGTTCAGATTTTGATTCGATAGAAACATCTAGAGCAAAAAGGCCTATTATAGAATTTGATGCCGGATTGCAATTATTCAATCACGGCAGAATTGCTAAACAGACAGTAGATTATATTGATACCTTCACTGACGATATATTTTCAAAAATCGAAGGAAGCAAAGGTTATAACATAGATGGTGAAGATCTTTTTGACGGCGCAAGAATCTTAATTATAGCTGACAAAGATTCGTTGTCTAACAATAAAATTTATAAAGTTGAGTTCATTCAACATCCGGATCCTGTAACAGGACAGAGAAGAAATCAAATTACATTAAGAGAAACAGAAGATACTATTTCTAATTTTGGAGAATCGATATTAATAAGTCGAGGAATTGAAAATAGAGGAAAGATGTTTTATTACGATGGTACTAGTTGGAAATCCTGCCAAGATAAAACCTCTGTTCAACAGGCCCCCTTGTTTGATATTTTTAATGAGAACAAAGAAAGTTTTTCTGATCAAACAGCATATGAAACTTCTTCTTTTACCGGGTCAACAATTTTAAGTTATTCTGTAGGCAATGGACCGGTTGATTCAGAATTAGGTTTCTCTATTTCTTATCTAAACATTAATAATGTAGGTGATATAGAATTTGATTTTAATTGGGATAATGAAAATTTTTCTTATTATATTCAAAGAGAAAAATTTACAAAAAATATTAATACCGGATTTTTACAAAATAACCTAACTGATACGTACCATAATTGTTGGACTACGACTGATAAGGAAATTTTACAGCCGATAATTGATAGCAAAATTGTTGAGGAGGCTTCTAACAAAATAACATTTAATACTGTACAGTGGAATGAGATAGATACTGAAAATTATAAAATCATTTTTTATATAAACGGTAAAAAAGTTTCTAGCGACAAGATTGATGTGTTGTCTGGAATCTTGAATCGAGGCGAATTCATTTTTACAGATACATTAAATCAAGATGATGTTGTAAGTCTTAAATTATACAGTAATATAATGCCCGAAGAAGGATATTATGAGATACCCATCGGCCTAGAAAAAAATCCATTAAATCAAGATCTTAAAAAGTTTACATTAGGGCAAGCGGTCGATCATTTATCCACTGCTATTGAAATCGACGACAGAGTCGTTGGAGATTATCCAGGTCCTAGTAATCTGAGAGATTTAAATGATTATCAAAACAAAACTAAAAGATTTGTTAAACATTCTGGTATTACGCCATTAGCCGTAGCATTATTATGCGACAAAAAACTTAATTTAATTAAATCTATAGAATATTGCGAACAGTCTTATTCGGAATTTAAAAATAAATTTATTGAATTAATTTCAGATACTATCTATAATGACGACCCGACCGAATTTGTAGATCAGATAATATCTGAAATGGGTAGAACTAAAACATCGGCGAGTTCTTTCGTAGATTCGGATATGATAGGATCGGGTGCATTTACAGAAATTAGATATGTAGTAGATGATCCGGGAATTAAAACTTATACGTTATCAACTCCCTTCGATCTAGAAACCGCAAGCAGAAAAGCTGTTTACGTTTATGTTAACGGACAGCAAAAAATTGTTGAAAAAGATTATTATTTTAATAAATCTTTTTCTTTCGTTACACTTAAAATTGATCTTCAAGAAAACGATTTGATTCAGATCAGAGAATACAATTCGTCGAGCTATAATTTTGTTCCGCCTACTCCTACAAGCTTAGGATTATATAAGAAATACCTACCAAGAAAATTTTTAGATGATACCTATGTCGAACCAGTGTATGTCATTCAAGGCCACGACGGAAGTATTACTAGGGCTTATAATGATTATAGAGATGACGTTATCTTGGAATTTGAATTAAGAATTTATAACAATATAAAAATCCAATACAATGCATCTCTTTTTGATATAGATTTGATTTTTTCAAGTTATTACGGCGGCGGAAAATTTGACAAAAGTCAAATAGATCCATTGCTAATTCAAGATTTTCTAAAATGGGTTTCTGGTACTAACATTGATTATACTAATAACAACTATTTTGATTCTGAGAATAGTTTTACATATACCTACAGCGATATGGCTGATAAGCCAGGAAAAACATCGTTACCTGGATACTGGAGAGGAGTTTACAATTGGTTCTATGATTCGTATAGACCTCATGTATGCCCTTGGGAACTTTTAGGGTTCACCGAACAACCAGACTGGTGGGAATCTCAATACGGGTCGGCACCTTATACTAGCGGTAATCTGTTACTATGGGAAGATTTAGAGAATGGAATTATCAGACAAGGAAATAGACAAGGAATCTATGATAGGTATAAAAGACCCGGATTAACCAAACAAATTCCTGTAGATAATAACGGAAATTTATTAAGTCCACTGGATTCATCTTTAGCCAGTAATTTTGCCTTAATAAACAATCAAGGTCCTTTTGTATTGGGAGATGTTGGCCCTGTCGAGTATGCGTGGAGGTCTAGTTCGGAGTTTCCATTTGCGGTAGTCAAGGCTCTTTGTTTATTAAGACCGTTTGAGTACATTAACGCTTGTTTAGATTTTACAAGAATTAAAAAAAATATTGCAGGACAATATGTTCATTCAAGTACTGATATTTTTGTAAAATTAGAAAATATTGTTATTCCTAAAGTAGGAGAAGATCAGACTTACGGTCTTATTTCTCTATTAATGGACTATGCAAGAAGCCTTGCTTTGGATGAGTCTTCTTTACAAGAGCTTATTAATAATATCGATGTTAATCTTAGCACACGATTGTCTGGGTTTGTTGACAAGGGTCAACAGAAGTATCTTTTAGATAGTAAATCTCCTAGCTCTACTTCAAGTAGTATTTTCATACCTCAAGAAAATTATGAAATTATTTTTAATGTAAGTACTCCTGTTTTTACACTTTCTTACAGTGGGGTATTAATAGAAAAGGTTAATCGAGGATGGAAGATAAACGGATATGATAATCAATTTCCTTATTTCAATTATTACGAGGCTGCGATTTCTAGTAATGATCCTACATTGTCAGTAGGGGGAGTTAGTGAAGATGTTCTTCGCTGGGAACAAGAAAAATTTTACGGTAACGGTGTTTGCATAAGTTATCAGAATAATTTTTATCGAACTATAAAAAGTTTTAGAAGTGGATTAGATTTTAATACAGAAAATCTTAAAGAGATTGCTGGACCTGCTACTGTAGGTTCAATCACTGCATTATACAGAAGAACCTTCAATCGTCTGCGTAAAAAAACTTTAACTTACGGAACAATTTTACCTACTATCCAGGCTGTAGTTGATTTTCTTTTTGGATACGGTGAATTTTTAAAAGCCAGCGGATTTGTTTTTGATTTATATGACAAAGAAAATAAAACTGCTCAAGATTGGATTACTTCGGCCAAAGAGTTTATGTTTTGGACAAAACATAATTGGGAGGAAGGCGCTATTCTAAGTTTAAGCCCGTCAGCAGCTAAAGTTAATATTAATATAGATTTAGGAGTAGCAGATAATTTATTTGATAGCTTTTATCCTTATCAGGTTTTACGTGCCGACGGCAAAGTTTTACAGCCTGCGTTTATAGATATCAAAAGAGATTTTCAAAATATCACTGTTTCAACAAATAACACAACTGACGGAATTTATTTCTTAAAAACTTATTTTGTTCTCAAAGAACACGTTACTATATTTTCTGATAGGACAGTTTTTAATGATGTTATCTATGATAAGCCAACAGGTTATCGTCAAGAGCGTATTAAGAGTCGCGGATTCCGCACAGTGGATTGGGACGGTGACTACACTAGCCCTGGATTTTTATTCGATAATGTAAGTATTGAATCTTGGCAACCATTTACCGATTATAGATTGGGCGATATTGTAGTCTACAAATCTTTTAATTGGACTAGCCAATCAAATCAAAAAGGAACAGAATTATTTGATGAATCTAAATGGAGCAAATTAGATTCGACCCCTCAGAAACAACTAGTTTCAAATTTTGATTATAGAATTAATTTATTTGAAGATTATTATAATCTCGATGCCGAAGGGTTAGGAACCACTCAGAGAGAGTTAGGTCGACATTCGATCGGATATCAAGCGAGAAATTATCTTCAAAATATTGCAGAAGATGAAATTACACAGTTTCAACTGTACCAAGGATTTATCAGAGAAAAAGGCACTAGTAATGCTATAACTAAGATTTTTGACAAACTTAGCAAAACAGACGACGATAGTATAGTATTGAATGAAGAATGGGCTATTCGAACCGGCCGGTTCGGCGGCATCAACGAGTTATTAGAAACTGAAATTCAAATCGCCAAAACTAATTTTGAAGTCAATCCTCAGCCAATGTTAGTAGTTGACGAACAAATTAGCAATGTTAAAATAGATCAAAAATATAGAATTAATTCTAATGACATTATAAAATCAGCTGACGGATTTTTTACTACGAATATTAATCCTGTAAAATATTACGAATTAAATTCAAGAATTTCGGGCTATGTTAAGCCCGACCAGGTTGATTTTGTAGTAAAAAATAAAAATGAAATTTTAGATTTAGACATAAATCTTGTTCAAGAAAACAATTATATATGGATCACCTATGATGATCAAAGTTGGAATGTTGTAAGATTTGAAAATCAACCTTTATTAATCATCGAATCTGTAACTGAATTAATCGATCTTGAAATAGAAATAAGATTTAATAGAGTTCATGAAATACAAGAAAATGATATAATAGGTTTAAGAAATATAATCGATTTAGAAGGATTCTTCTTTGTAAAATCTAAAACAGCTAGATCGATTATAGTAGAAAAAAGAGAAGACGCTGATTCACCTGCTATAGATGATAGTGCTATACAAACAATAAATTTGTTAGTTCCTGCTCGTCTTGATAGTTATAATACTTTAGATCTTGCTGAAATAGCAGCACTAAAAAAAGATACTAAATTATGGTTAGACAATGATCAGAATAATAGATGGGAAGTAATTCAAAAACAAAAATCATATTCTTATAAAAATCTTATAGAGTACGGTATTCAAGAGCCTGTCGGTAGCGGCACAGCAGTACTATACATCAATAGTTTAAAACAGATTATTAGTAGTATGCCTAACACTGGGTATCTTTACTCGTATGTAGAAACATCTAGAGGACTAGAACTTTATCAGATAATTACTTCGCCTAGCGAATTTAGAAGTCAGTTATCTCGAGTGTTTGGATCAGCAGTTGCAGCAACACCAGATGGTCAGTTTTTAATTGTAGGTTCACCTAATGCTAGTTATATCAAGAGTAAATTTATGGGAGAATTTGATCCCAGACAGGATTATTTTGCTAGTGAAATAGTAATTTATAACGGTAAATTATGGAAGGCAGTAACAGATGTTCCGGGAAATCCTTCTGCCCCCACACTTGAACAAATAAGAAATGGCGAAGTTCCTACAGATTCTTCATACATAGATATCTATTCAGTGGACTGGGAACCTGTAACAATAATAGAAGCCAATTCTACTGGCAGATTACCTGGTTATAATAATCAGGGAATGGTAACAATTTATAAATTTGAATCTAATAGGTGGACTGAATTTATTTCGATAGTTAGTCCAAGACCTTCCGCGGATGAATTATATGGTAGTGCAATTTCAGTTGGACAAAGCGGAGACAAATATTATCTATCCATCTCTGCTCCTGGTGCTTTAGAAAGCAGAGGTAGGGTTTATCTTTATGTCTACGACAATGAAACAGTTCAAGAAGTTGATAGTGCTTCTATAGTAACCAGCGGATCGGGATACTCTGTCTACGAAGTTGCAGATGTTGAAATAGTTGAACCTGGATCTAATTATAATATAGATTCAGCTGGAATAACCTTGTCTGTTAATTATCTAGGACAAACAGCAACCTTCACTGCAACAGTTGATACTGAAACTATAGTTCCAGGGGACGTTGATTTATTATTTCCAATAAAAACGATAGCACCTCTAGATAGAGGATTATGGAACAATCTTCCTGCTGGTCCTCTAATAGCAACGGCCGAACCAACTTTTAGCTCGGATGGTTCGACATTAAGCTCTGGATGTATTTTAAGATTGACATTTAGAGAAGTAGATGTCGGAGCAACAGTATTAACAGTTAATTATGAAGGACAAATTGCTACATTTTCTGGTACGGTTTCCGCCGGCGAAGTAATTTCAGTCGAGCCTATTAGTAGGGGAAGATTCACAACAATTCGAACTTCGCCTGCAAGCACCACTGTAGAACCTTCATACGGATCAGGCGCTACTTTATCTATTGTGTATAGAGAAAGGATTACTAAAGGATGGAGGCATTTAGAAGATATAAATTACAGAGGGGTATTCAATCCTAATGGAGGATATAACCCGTATACTGGGGCTTTTGAAACAGCCAGTGCTGTAAGATTTTATCCAGCAGGTAGTGTAATATGGTGGGATAATAAATTGTGGAAGGCATTAGTAGACACAGATTTAAGTGACGACGGCAGTTCGTTGTATTTAGGATTAAATGATTGGATCGAATTAGATTCCATATCGACACAATCTTCGTTACCAACTAATATTGCGTTAGGTGATGATGGATCTACATTAGCGGCTGGGTTATTAGATAAAAATCAAGTAGCAGAATTAGTCAAAGCAGGAGATCTTTTTGGATCCAGCCTAGCAATGAACAAAGATGGAAGTATTTTAGTTGTAGGTTCTCCAAACAGCGACGGTCAATTTTTTGTAAATTATAGAGGAGTCTGGAGCCAATTTCAGGAATATACAGAATCTGATGTAGTTCAATACGACGACAACTATTACAGGCTTATGGATACCTCAACTCCAGGACCAGTTGATTCTTCTATAGTCAGTAAGGGAGATGTGCCTGTTCTTGGAATAACAGAATCGACATTATCGGATTCGACACCTTGGCTACCTATAGGGAACCTCAGCACAGTTAGCTCAGGAAAAATCCACATCTATAAAAGAGATGCAAACGAAGTTTATAATTTAATTCAGGTTATCACTTCTGAAAACATAGAAAACTATAATAATACAGATTCTGGTTTAGATATAGGAATTTATTCTGGAGATAAATTTGGATTTAGTTTAGATTTAGACGAGGCAGGAACCACATTGGTAGTTTCGAGTCCAGATGCAGACAGTAATTTACAGAATCAGGGATCGGTGTATGTATTTTCGACTACCAACTTAGCTTCTCCTACCTATAATTTAGACCAGAAAATTTCTAGTTATGAATCTTATAATAACGAACAGTTTGGATTTTCTGTCAGTGTTGATTACAATGCTGAAAAAATTGTTGTAGGGGCTAAGAACGCCCCTTACAAAATTCCTGTGAGATTTGATATCTCAGTCGGCACAACATTTGACGGTAATGCTACTAGCTTTAGCGAACCGCAAGGCTATACAGGACAGGTATATGTATTTGAAAAGAAGTCTAACATATATCTATTGGCAGAAAAATTAGAAGCTGATCTGCAAAACGCTGAATCTTTTGGTTACAGCATTGATACTTTTGGTTCTGTGATTGTCACAGGCTCACCTAATTATAGAGCTCCTTTAGAAACACAAGGTCAGGTTTTAAGTTCTCATCCGATAGGAATAACAAGAATATTTAGAAAAGACCCTAATGTAAAATCTTGGAATACCTTAGCTCAACAAACCCCAAAGGTTGATATCAATTTACTGACTTCAATAGAAGTTTATGACGAAACTACAAATATTAAATTAGCAGATGTTGATATAGTAGATCACGCAAAATTAAAAATTTTAGGAATAGCTGAACAAGAAATAAGTTTTAAAACTGTTTATGATCCCGCAATTTACACCAACGGAACAGGAGAGCAGGTGGTAGACGAAACCACAGCCTGGTTTGAAAAAAATGTAGGCAAGCTGTGGTGGAATTTGTCTACTGTAAAGTGGATAGATTATGAACAAGGTGACGATATTTTTAGATCAGGTAACTGGAACGAACTAGCGTACGGATCGTCAATTGACATTTATGAATGGGTAGAATCCTCTTTATTACCGTCAGATTGGAGTGTACTTGCTGACACGAATGAAGGATTGGCTGAAGGAATTTCTGGCCAACCTTTGTATGCCGATAATACCGTCTACAGTATAAAAGAAATTTATAATGTAAACACTGGACAGTTAACCGGAACTAGATATTATTTCTGGGTTAAAAATAAAGCGTTATTGCCAACTGAAGTAGCAGGAAGAAGACTGCCCTCTTCTGATGTTGCATCATTAATCATTAATCCTGCAGCTTCTGGATTGCCAATTTTAGCATTAATAGATTCTGATAAATTCTTAGCTTACAATTTTAATTCTTTATTGAAAAATGATAGCGCATATTTAAATATTCAATATAGAAAAACTAAAAAATCTAATAATCTAAGTCATTCGGAATATATGTTATTATCAGAAAATTTAATAGGTAGCATACCGAATCAAGATATTGAAACTAAATGGATTGATAGTTTGGTTGGTTTTGACCAAGCCGGAAATTCAGTTCCGGATCCTAAGATTCCACAAAAGCAAAAATATGGATTATCTTTCAGACCAAGACAAGGAATGTTCAAGGATAATAATAAAATATTATCTATAATAATTGACAGAATTAATGAACATTTATTACTTCGACCTTTTGCAGATACTTTAAATTATCAAAATTTAAATTTGATAGATACAAAACCCGAACAAAGCTTGAATGGATTTGACGAAGAAGTAGAAAATTTTATTGATTTACAAAATGTTAATACTGTCAGAATTAAACAAGCCATTTTAAATGTAAACATAGTAGACTCGGAAGTTGACACTATTGATATTTTAGATTCGGGATTTGGTTATAAAGTAATTCCTCCTATAGAGATCGAAGGAGATGGAATAGGAGCAAAAGCAGTATTAACGATTGACAATCAAGGAAGAGTAGATTCAGTCACAGTTATTTCTAAAGGAAAAAAATATACTTCGGCAATAGCAAAGGTAAGAAGTTACGCAGTTTTAGTAAACAATGATGAAACTGCTAATAATTTTTGGAGTGTGTATTCTTATGATAATGTAAGAAAAGATTTCTTTAGAAGCAAATCTCAAGGCTTTGACACTACTAAGTATTGGTCAAAGATTGATTGGTACGAAAAAGAATATTCTAAAACTTCTAGGATCTCTAAAGAGATAGGGGCTCTCTATGAGGAAAGTTCTTTATCTGTGCAAGAAGGAGATTTATTAAAAGTTAGAGAATTTGGAACCGGTGGCTGGGCTCTGATTAGCAAAGTTAAAGACGGCGAAGGAGATATCCTATCTAACTATAAATTAGTTGGTCGACAAAATGGAACTATTGAGTTATCTACAAAATTATACAGCAAGGAATCCCAAATATTAGGATTTGATGCTACTAGTTCTTATGACACAAGTGAATACGATTTATTACCGTCTTTAGAATTAAGAAATATTTTGAATGCAGTTAAACAAGATATTTTTATAGAAGATTTAAGAAATGAATGGAACAATCTATTCTTTATCTCGTTAAGATACGCTTTCTCAGAACAAGAATATATCGATTGGGCATTTAAGACAAGTTTCTTAAATGCAACTCATAATGTTGGATCGTTAGAACAGAAAGTTAATTATAAAAACGATAGTTTAGATAGCTTTAGAAATTATGTAGAAGAAGTTAAACCTTATCGAACAACTATTAGACAATATACAAGTAGATACACTAATTTTGATATAGACAATTCAGTTTTAACTGATTTTGATTTACCACCATCGTATTCTATAAACAGTGGAAAAATTCTACCGGTTAACAGTTCTTATGATTTGACAGATCAATATCCTTGGAAACACTGGAAAGACAATCTAGGATTTGAAATCAAAGAAATCGTAATTTCTTCTAGAGGAGAGGGGTATACCGCTGCGCCTAGAGTACTAATCGAAGGAGACGGGACAGGAGCAGAAGCTATAGCGTTTATAACCAATAGACAGGTAAGATCTATTAGATTAATATCAGGAGGAAAAGGTTATACTAAAGCTCCTACGATTTCTTTAGTAGGCGGTAACGGATTTAATTCTAATGTTGCTAAAGCAGTAGCAATTTTAGGTGAGTCTCCGATTAGAACGTTTGATGTAACACTAAAATTTGACAGAATAAGCAAAAATGGAATTTTATCTGAATTTAATTTTTCGCAGACGTTTGTTGCTACAGCATCATCTGCAGTGTTTGATTTAAAATATGCTCCTAGCAAAGATAAAAGCGCGATATCAGTTACAAGAAATGATCAGATTGTTTTTAATAACGAGTATGAAATCCTTTATTATACTTCTACAGTAGACACTTATTCTTTAACTAAGGCTAAAATTAAATTTTTAATACAACTCGAACAGAACGATGTAATTACAGTCGTGTATGAAAAATCCAACGAAATTTATGATAGTGTTAATAGAATAAATGCTTATTATAATCCATCAGAGGGAATGAAAGGCAAAGTTGTCAGCCAACTAATGACGGGTATAGATTACGGCGGAGTTCAGATTCAAGGAACAACATTTGATGTTAGCGGAGGATGGGATGCTTTGCCGTGGTTTACCGATGCATGGGATAGTGTGGAATCTAATAACGATTATTACTATGTTGTTCCTACTTCAAACGACGGTAGCACTATTACAGTATTATTACCTACTGCGCCTGCTGCAGGACAACGTGTATCGATATATCTAAAACGTGCCGGTTCTAAAGAACTGAGAAGCATAGAAACATTAGATGTAAATGGAAATCCGGTAGTAGTTTATGATGAGGCGGTTGACGAACCAGCAGTCGCTAGAATCGATGATCCATATTACGGAATGTATGACGGTAGTACAATAATGCCTAACGGTAGAACTACCCTTCCGGAAAATATATTAATGCCTACATTTATCGGTGACGGTGAAAATAGAACTGTAGTATTTGATGAATACGGAGTGCAGACCTTCCCAGGGGATACTCTAATATTTAGAAATTTTGAGAGTGACGGCACAGTTTCAATTAAAGATCCTAATCTTTTAGATACAGAAATCAGTGGCGGATCTTTTGCAGGAACATGGACTGACACTTTAGTAGGTTCTAATTCTGTAGCCGGTTCTTATTCAACTGCTCAAGGCACACTAGCACAAGATATTTCAATTGATGGCGGAAAATTAATTGATCCGGATCAGGTGCCAGCACCGGAAGAAAATGTCCCTGGGCAGGTATTAGAAAGTCTTAGTATTAAAGTTTTTAATTCAACTTTTACAGGAGCAGCTCCTGTTAATTTAAGATTATATTTTGCTGATGGTATACAGAAGAATTTTGACATAGGGCTACATATACTGGAGGGAGAGTCTCTTGCTGTTTATATAGATAAGATTAAACAAAATTTTGTTGAAGAAAGCAGCGTGATTTACTCTATAAATTATTTGACAAATCAAATAGAATTTAACGATGCTCCGATTGCTGGATCATTAATTGAAATTATTTCAATTGGGGTAGGTGGTGTATCAATTTTAGATTATACTGAATTTACAGGAGATGGAGAAACTTCACATTTCCTTACTAAAGCTAACTATTCAGATACTCAATCAGTATTAGTTACTGTAGATGGCATTGAAGTAGATACCGGATTTGTTAATAGTTCAACGGTTACAGGAACTACAGGAAAAACTCTGGTAGAATTTGGTACACGCCCAGACTTAAATCAAATTGTTAAAATTGTAGTTTTAGGATCTTCTTTAGACACAGACAGCACTCAACAGTCAGTGATTCGATCTAATCAACAGACATTTACCTATAATGGAAGTCTTCGTCGATTTGACTTAGATAAGTTTGTAAATTTAACAAGAAATAGTTCTAGGTCTGCTATGTTAGTAGAAGTTAATAATGTGCAGCTAAAAGGAGTTGACACAGAAGTACAAGTATATGACGGTTCAAATAATATTTTGACAGTAGGTGTTGACCCTATCGAGATATCTGGAACCATTACTTCTAATAATATTAAAGTTTTTATAAACAATGTTGAACAGCCATTTTTAGTTGCCTGGACCTATAATGGTATAACCAGTGTAGTTACAGTTTCAACATCCGTTCTTCAGATAGGCGATATAATCAAAATTGAGAATGATGTAAGGAGCGAATATAGCATAGCTAACAATGATATATTAATAAGTGATTCTGTAAGTTTAACTTCTGGAGATTCTGTTACAGTAACTTGGTTCAGCGAATATCCAACATTTGATATTATCAGTGACGAATATACCGGAGGAAAATCAATCTATCGATTGCCTACTATGCCTATTAATTCCAGTTATGTTTGGGTTTATAAAAATGGTGTAAGATTGACCGGAAATAAAGATTATTCAATATCATTACCTAGAGCAGTTTTATATCTAAACGACGAAACCACAGTATCGGATAAAATTAAAATATTCCAATTTGGTAATAGAATTTATAAAAAATCTTCTGCATATCAGATATTTAAGGATATGCTAAATGTCTATCATTACAAACGCTACTCAATCGATCGTAATGTTAAACTGGTTCAAGATTTAAATTATTACGATCAAACTATAAAAGTAACCGATGCATCTAATCTTTCGATTCCTGTTACTTCAAGAAATATTCCAGGAATTGTAGAAATTAATGGTGAAAAGATCGAGTATTTGGCATTGAATGGAAATACGCTGTCTCAATTAAGAAGAGGAAGTTTTGGTACATCCATAGCTACAATACACAGACAAGGAAGTCACATAATTAATCTAGGATCGTCTGAAAATATACCGTATGTTGAGTCTCAAGATAAGAACAATTATATCAGCGATGGCAGCACTTTGTTAGTAGGACCGTTGTCTTATATTCCTAGTAAATCGAGCAGAAATTCTTGGTATAGAAACGATATCCCTGCGGAATATGGTCCTTGCGATCAGATAGAAGTTTTTGTGGGCGGTACGAGATTAAGAAAAGATCCTATTACGATTTACAAAGAAGATTTAGGACCATCGAGCCCATCTGCCGACGCAACGTTACAGGCAGAGTTTAGTGTTGATGGAGATTCAAATTACGTAAGACTTTCAGAGCCGGTAAAAGCGGGAACCAAAATCACAATAGTTCGCAGAACTGGAAAATCTTGGTACGAACGAGGGCAAACAACAGCAACTACAGGTCAGAGTTTACTAGATAATAATACACCAATTGCGGTATTCTTGTCTCAAAAGACTACGGAGTTGCCAGAATAAATACACTATGGATTTAGAAGAGAACAATATGGAACAGCAGCCAATGCCAGAAAACATCCAAATTCCAGAAAAAAAGCCTAATGAAATCGGTGGATTTCATTACGAAGGGCATATTAAAATCTGGGATCCAGATACTAAAGAAGTATTAATTGATAAAAGAAATGCCATTCATTATGAAAATATGAGTATTGCTATGGTTAATAGTATCAGTAACCAGGGCAAGGGATGGATTTATGAAATGGTTTTTGGATCAGGTGGCACAACAGTAGACCCTACTGGATTAATTTCCTACTTGACACCAAACACCATTGGTACTAACACAGGACTTTATAATCAAACCTACAGTAAAATAGTAGATCAAAACGCTACTGCTAATACAGACCCTATTAGAAATAAAATGGAAATTAGACATATCAGTGGTGCAACTTATTCAGATGTGATTATAACCTGTTTACTAGACTATGGAGAGCCCGACGGTCAAGAAGCTTTTGATAATAGTCAGACATTGTCTGGAGATTTTGTATTTGACGAACTAGGATTAAAATCCTACGATCCGTCAGGTTCAGGAAAACTACTAACTCATGTTGTATTTCATCCAGTACAAAAATCATTGAATAGATTATTGCAGATTGATTATACAATTAGAATACAAAGTCTAACCGGTTTTAATGAGGTATAAAGATGCCATATAATGTAAATTTTACTGATAGTGCAAAATTACCTATTACCGTTAACGACAGCACTAATAATACAGAAACAAGTTTAATATTTCCAGGTAGAAATACTACAGGATACGGTCAAAACATTGCAGAAAATTTTTTACGTCTTTTAGAAAATTTCGCCAGTGCATCCAAGCCTCAAAATCCAGTAGAGGGACAACTATATTTTAATACAACTAATAAAAGTTTAGAAATATATGATGGTACTAACTGGAAATCAGCTAGTAATATCAGAGTCGATAATAATGAACCTAGCCTGGCTACAGCAGAAACCGGTGAGTTATGGGTAGATACTAATAATCAACAACTTTATATTTTCAGCGGAGAACGCTGGATTCTAGTTGGACCAAATTTTTCTACAGGATTAAGAAGTGGTCCTCTAGTTGAACAAATCGTCGATAGTACTAATCAAAATCGAGTGATTGTTGTTTTCTACATAGAAGATACTCCTGTGATAATTGTTTCTAAAGACAGTTTTACACCTAAGATAGCTATCACTGGTTTTGCGACGATTAAGTCTGGTGTAAATATTTCTTCTGTCAGCGATATTGGAACAGGTAGTTTTTCTCCTAAATTTTATGGAGCAGCACTAAATTCAGATTCTTTGAATGTAGCAGGAGCAGAGATCCCCGCCACTAGATTTTTAAGATCGGATGTTTTAAACACCACTGAACAAGGTTTTAATATTAAAAATAATCAGGGTCTGACATTAGGTGTTGATGGTACTTTTAGTCTAAGCGTTTCGTCGGGTGCAGGAAAAATTTATAATTCCTCGGCCGGAAGCAGTATTGATATACAAACCAATCAAGATAATAGACCAGTCACAGTACTTAGAGTAATTGATAATAAGATAGCTATTAATAAAAATGTTCCAGATGAAGCATTAGATGTCAGCGGCAATTTTAAATTAGATGGTTCTATAATTTTAACTTCTACAAACGAAAGTACTAATTTTAATAATGGAACGATTAGAACAGCCGGCGGTATAGCTGTAGCAAAAAATATTTTAGTCGGCACTACGCTCAGTGTTACGGGTATTATTACAACTAGTAATGTAAAACCGTCTGTTACTGACACATATAGTTTAGGACAAAGTGCTGATTTACGATACAATGCTGTCTATACTAAAAATTTATATGCTCAAAATCTTTTTGGAATTTTAACCGGGAATATCACCGGCAATGCTACAACAGCAACTAATTTAAAGTTTCCAACGTTGTTTAAAACTACAGGAGCTGTTACATCGACTGTAGAAACATTTACAGGTACTGAAGGATCTATCACTCTTGAAACTTCGCTAACCAGTGAAATAATTAGCGGTCAAGCAAGAGCCCCTACTGAAAGATATCCTTTAGATAAGAATGACGATTTATTAATTTTTAGATCTTCACCATCTGTTACAGGCGGATCAACTGGATTATTCAAGGTTAGTAAACAAGAATTTTTGCAAGATGCAATTATACCTATTGGAGGTATTATTCCTTTCGCAGGCGAAACTATTCCTGTTGGTTACTTATTATGCGATGGTAGAGAAATTGAAATATCTAGATATAGAACTTTATACAATGTGATTGGAAACGCCTATGGCGCCTCTACATTAGGTTTTGAGACATTTAAACTTCCGGATCTCAGAGGAAGATTTGTCCTTGGTAGAGATGATATGGATAACAAAGATGACGGTGTTATTCCTGGATTAGTGCAGGCAGCGCCTCCTGCTACGGGACAAGTCGCAGGCAAATCCTCTGGACCTTCTGGCAGAGTAGAAGGTGTCGAAGCACAGACAATTGGCGGTACAGGAGGATCTTCGGATCAAATTCTAACGGTAGCTAATTTGCCTGATCATGAGCACGATATGATTGGATCTGCTGGTGAACAATATCACGCAACAAGAGCAGATAGTGCGGTTCCTACAGATCTTGGATCTTTTCCAGGAAGAGGTGGTACAACACCTTCTCAGACTCAATATCTTCCATCGAGTGGAGGCATTAAAACTAGTGAAACTTTGTCAACAGCATTTTCTACAATGAATCCGTTTTTGACATTAAATTTTATTATTAGATCAGGACCAACAGAATTCTAAGGTAAAGAAAATGGCGTATACAATTAATAAAACTGACGGAACAATTTTAACTACTCTAGCTGACGGTCAGTTAGATAATGTAACTACTGATCTTACTCTTATAGGAAAAAATTACAGCGGTTTTGGAGATGCATTAAATGAAAATTTTGTAAAGCTATTAGAAAATTTTGCCGGATCGGCGATCCCAACAAATGCTATTCGAGGTCAAATATGGTTTGATACTTCTGAATCTAAGTTAAAAGTTTACAATGGATCCTCTTTCCAACCAGTTTCTAGTGCAACTATAGCCGATTCTCTTCCTACTGACATTGCTATTGGTGATTTGTTTTTTAATAGCACTGACAAACAACTTTATTTTTATGATGGTACTAATCCTATTTTATTAGGCCCTGATTATTCTCAAAGTCAAGGACTAAGCGGATTAAAAGTAGTAAATGTATTAGATGATCGTAATCAAACAAGAATCGTAACTTTATTATATGTTAATGCAGTTCTATTAGGAATTTTTTCTAAAGATACATTTACACCAAAAACAGAAATCTCGGGATTTGGCCGAATTGAAATTATACCAGGATTTAATCAAGCTACCGCAGCAGGAATCAAATTTGCAGTTACAGCAACAAATTCAGATAGATTAGGAAATCAACCAGCATCTTCTTATGTTAGAAGCGATACAAGCGGATCTATTGAAGGTGATCTTAGTATACGAGATAATCTTCTTGTAGGAAGCGACGAACAATTTCAGTTAGTTGTAGATAACTCGAATGTACAAATGGCTAACATTGCCAACAATAAGAGTTTTAAAATATCTGTTAAAAAAGATCTAGAATCAGAAGATGCTATAACCATCGATCCTATTACACGAACTATAGGAATATATGATAATAACAATTATATCAGTAGTCAGGTTAATATCGGTGGATCTTTATCTATAGCAGGAAATATAACAATTAACGGCTCCCTTACAGTAAATGATGGCGATGTAACTATTGTAAAAACTACCGAATTAAATGTTGAAGATAAGTTAATTGTCTTGGCACAGACAGGAGACAGCAGTCTTAATAGAGATGAATATGCTGACGAAGGCGGCGTAGTATTGAAAGGGGCATACTTCGATGAAGAGGTAAGCAGCCCTACATATAATACCTGGGTATTAAGAGATCATATATTCCAATGGAGCAATGGAAATAAAGCAGTCTCAGGAACAAGAATGGCCCTAGCAGACGACGCCTGGAATAGTTCCGAACATATAAATTTAGAAGCAGGTAAGGCATTTAAAATAAATGGAACTACTGTAATAGATGGTAGTAGCTTAGGTCCAGGAATTACTAGTATACCAGGAGTAACCAGTTTTGGTCCTCAGATATTTGTTCAAATTGGTCCTTCTGCAGGATCTCCGATATTGAGAATAGAGCAAAATAGATTATCTGCTGTTGCTGTAAACTCTGACATACAGATCACGCCCAACGGTACAGGAAATGTACAGCTAAGACAGGTCACAGGAGCTACCTATGGAACACAGACTAATGTAGGATTTCCCTTGTTAAGAGGTGTTGCAACAACATCGCAGGTGACACCAAGTCAAACTGGTGAATCAAAAACATTATTATCTTCTACAGAATTAACAGAAGCCACTAACAAACAATATGTTTTAAATTTTGTTAGAACTAGGGCGTTAGTTTTTAGTATGGATATTTCAGACGGATTAACAAATCCGGCAATCGAAGGAATATTAGCCACATTGGCTCCTATCACAGAATATGAAGTAGGAACAGTAGCACGAGTATTATGTACATCATTAACAAATGCCAATTCTACAGCAGATGTGGAATCTTCTAAGTCTGTATCGTTTACTAATTTCTTAACACCGCCTAGCGGATCGCCAGGCACATCACCGGGGATATCGTCTGTTTCTTTTACATCGGTTACTGTACCAGCACAAACCATCCAAGTTTCACCTAGAACAGTTAAAACCTTTCAAGTACAAATTGGTGTCGGTTGGAAATATATCAGTGAAACATTCGTTTAATGGAGCGTTAGATGGCTTATGTAATTAATAAATTCAACGGTGAAAGATTAACAGTTCTAGAAGATGGAACCTTAGACAGTTCTACGAGTTTAGGTCTTGTAGGAAGAAACTATACTGGGTATGGAGAAATACAAAATGAAAATTTTGTGTTTATATTGGAGAATTTTGCTAATTCAACAGCTCCATCTAAACCCATAACTGGGCAAACTTGGTATAACACATCGACTAAAACATTAAATGTTTATAGCGGAACCGGATGGGCACCTGCTGGTGGAGCCGCAGTTTCTAATACAGCACCAAATTCAGCCATAGATGCTGCCTCTACTAATCCTATTCCCGGAGCATTATGGTTTAAAAATAATACTAATCAATTGTATGTTTCGGATGGTGTCGAATGGAACCTCATAGGCCCGGAAGCTATTGAAAATTTTGGAATAACAAAATTAATAAGCAAATCCATTTCAGATGTTAACGGAGTACAACATCCAGCGGCATTATTTTACAGTAATAATGAACCTATTGCGATCTATACAAGTGATTCATTTACGATTAATACTTCAGAAAATTTGGTCGGATATACTGCTCTTGTAAGAGGAATAAATTTAAAATCTGGAACAAGTTTAAACGGAAACGTATTAGGTAATTCTACCAGCGCCACTAGGTTAGAAAATTATGTAAACATTAACGGAATTCCTTTTAATGGTACACAAAGTATAAACATAAAATCTTCTACAACTAATACTCTTTCAAGAGGAACATACCTTATAGGAAGTAATTTTGACGGTAGCTCCGCTACTACATGGTCAGTCGATGCATCCTCGTCTAATATAATAGGAAAGGTAGTGGTTAGAGACAGTTCTGGAAATTTCAGTGCGGGTACTGTTACTGCTGATCTAATAGGAGATGTTACAGGTAATGTTACATCTATTTCAGGCACAAGTAGATTTGATGTAGTAGAGGCGAACACATTCGTTGGAAACACTTTAACAGGTAATGCTAGAACTGCATCTAGATTGGCTACATCAGTTACAATTAACGGAGTCTCTTTTGACGGTAGTGCGAATATCACGGTTCCTGCCTCCGCTAATACATTAACAGGAAATACAATACCTTCAAATGTTACACAATCAAGTTTAACTTCTATAGGAACATTGGCCGATTTAAATGTAGGAGAATTTGGTGTAAAAATTGGTAGCGGCCAACAACTAAAATTATATTTAGACAGTAATAACCCAATCATTGAATCCACAGTTGTAAGCGGTGGTTTAAGTTTTGAAATTAATGATTCCCCTCAGAGTCAAAACAATCCTTCAGTTTCCTTTATAAGCTCAGCTCAGTCAGTGGTACTTGGTGGTGAAAATTATCCTGCATTTACCAAGACAAAAAGCGGAACTATAAATCTTGGTTTACCAGATTTTAAATGGAACAAAGTGTATGCTACAGAATATCAAGGTAGTATATCAAGAGTAGGATCTTTATATCCTACAGTAGGCGGAACAACAATTACTGCTAATGCAGACGTTATTATAACAGGTAATCTTACTATTCAAGGTACAACATTATCAGTTAATTCGACTGTTGTAAATGTAGCAGATAAAACTTTAACTCTTGCATCTGGATCTCCAAGTTCTGCAGCAGCAGATCAATCAGGACTATTAATTGACGGATCATTTGCTGAATTTTATTATAGAGCAACAGGCGATAAATGGGTTTCTAATAAAGATATAGATGTAGGGTCAAATAAATTTCGAGGTAGAGCAACATCAGCCGAATACGCAGATTTAGCCGAAAACTATGTAGCAGATAGACTGTACGAACCTGGTACAGTTTTAGATTTTGGTGGAGAGTTTGAAGTTACTGTAGCAGAGGACGAAACCAGAAGAGTAGCCGGAATCGTATCAACTAATCCTGGATATTTAATGAATTCTGAATGCAAGGGAAAATACGTTGTAGCTTTAGCACTAGAAGGTAGGGTTCCTTGCAAAGTCAGGGGAAAAATACGCAAGGGCGATTTGCTTACCAGCGGAGGAAATGGATATGCTAGACCGTCAATTGATCCAAAAATTGGAACTATTGTAGGAAAAGCTCTTGAAGATTTCGATGGCCCAGACGGAGTTATAGAAGTGGTTGTTTGTAAATTATAAGAATAGTTTAACGCATAAATACTGAATATCGGAGTTTATAGATGGCATATCAAGTTGATAAATTTAACGGCACTTTTTTAGTATCAGTCGATGACGGTACTATTGACACTACTACAGATCTAAGATTTGTTGGTAAAAATTATGCTGGTTATGGCGAAGTGCAAAATGAAAATTTTCTTCACTTGCTAGAGAATTTTGCCAATACGACAGCCCCTCCAAAAAGAATTACAGGTCAAATTTGGTTTGATACTGGTAGTAAAAAGCTTAAGTTTTTTGACGGTACTAGATTTAGAACTGCTAGTGGTGCAGAGATTGGAGTTGAACCACCTCCGGGATTACAACCAGGAGATATGTGGTTTGACACAAGTGCAGAACAACTTTATACCTGGAATGGGTCAGAGTACATATTAATTGGACCTGAAGCCAGCCCTACTACCGGTGAATCTGCAGCAGTTCAAGATACAGTAAAAGATGATGTTAATAATAATCACTCTATTTTAAAATTAGTTTCCGAAGGAGAAGTTGTTGCGATCCTAAGTGCCGATGCTTTTAGATTGAATACATCTAACCCTATCACAGGTTTTCTAGATATTAAGAAAGGCATTAACTTAGTTAACACCAACGGAACTACAGGAGTTACCAGTACAGATCATTATTTTTGGGGCACTTCTTCTAATGCTTTAAAGTTAGGTGGTTTTTCTGCTACAGATTTTGTAAGAGCCGGCGCAGCTACTTTTTCAACAGGTTTGTCTGTAGCTGATTCGGGAATAACTATCGGTGATCAAAACGATTTGAGAATTTGGGTTGAAGATGGTAATAATGTTTTGTTAGAAAATCAGCTTGGTGATAACATAACATTTAGAATTAAGACAGCGATAGATCTTGATGTTTTAAGAATTGGAACTACTGGAGTATTTCCAGCAGCAGATGCAACGTTTAATTTAGGAACAACGGGTTCATCCTGGCTACAGGTTACTGCTTCAACATTTAACGGTTCATTAGTGGGTAATGTTACCGGAAACACAACTGGTGTTCATAAAGGAAATGTGCTAGCCAGCGACAATTCTGTGGCATATAATGCTACCACTAAAGTTTATACTGGTAGTCTTACAGGTAATGTCACAGGTAACGTCACAGGTAGCGTTACAGGAACTGCAACATCAGCATCTACGTTAGGAGGTGTTTCTGCATCCGAAGCTGTGGCTAACAGCACTATTCCTATAAGAAACTCGTCAGGAAATATTTTAGCAAATCAATTTGTAGGAATTTCGGATAAAAGTGATAGATTAAGAATTAATGATGGTGCGTCCGACACAGATCCAAATTATCGTTCAGCAAAGACTACAGCAACAGCCAGTACTATAGCAGCTAGAGATGCATCCGGTGATATATATGCTGTTAAGTTTAGAGGCACAGCCACAGCAGCAGAATACGGCGATTTAGCAGAAAAATACCTACCAGATCAAGATTATGAAGTAGGAACAGTTGTGTCTGTAGGCGGCGAAAAAGAGATCACAGCATCAAAATTTGGAGATAGAGCGATAGGAGTTATTTCAGAGTTCCCTGCATATCTTATGAACAACAATTTATCTGGTGGTGTAGCAGTAGCACTTAAGGGAAGAGTCCCTGTTAAAGTTGTAGGATCAATTAAAAAGGGCGATCGTCTAATCGCAGTCAATAACGGTACTGCTCAAAAAGCTACCCATCATTCGCATTCTGATGTGTTTGCTATAGCCTTAGAAACCAACGATGAAGTACAGCAAAAACTTGTTGAATGTATTGTAATATAAGGAAGAATAAAAATGGCATCAGTCGGATCACAAATATCAGCAGCGGACTATAACGCTATTAGAAATAAAATCATAGCTGTTATGGGCACAGGTACAACGAATCCCACTACCGGAGTGACTGATTATACATTTGGCTATGGACAGCAGTTAATGAGTTCCTCTGTATCAGAAGGACAATCTATTACTAAGGCACAGTTTGAAAATCTAAAAAGTGATATACTTAACGCTAGATTGCACCAAGACGGAACTAGCCCCACAGTAACAACTGTGAATAGCGGCGATGTTATCCGATACGGAGCTACACACCCTATAACACAGTATGATTCTTTAACTACTACGGCAATTGCCAACAAATTTAATCTTGGAACCGGATATTTTAGTACAGTAGCAGTTAAAGATAGTGGTGGCACAGATCTTGTTATGCCTATTACAAGAACTACTAGCTGGAGTTCTGCAGTTTCTTGTACAGTTACAGTTACATTTCCTAGCTCAGATGCAATGCGTTACTTTTTTAACAGCGGAGGCAGAGTAAATTTTAATAGTAGTAGAACAGGCGGCGCCTCGTCCTCTCAAAATACTATTTGGTCTAGTACTTTAACGTCTGCTGGCACACAAGGGTTAGGTGCAGCTAACAGTGGAAATCAGGGAGTTAATTTTTATAATCTCACAACATCTGATCAAATTTGGTATTCAATTACGTCTTCGGCTCCTTATGCTTCAAACACATGGAGATTACGAGCCAGATTAGTAAGTGGAGCGGTAGGCACTTCTACGTTCACAGCAACATCTATTGTTTTCACAATTACCTGGACTGACGGATATACAGATCCTGATACGAACGCTGGAAATCCGGCATTGACTAACCCGCCGGCGGATGTAGTGGATGGAACTTTGAATTTAACAGTTACCCAAACTTATGCTGGAAGTACAGCAGGAATCAATTTATTACCTATAGTAACTCCGCCTACTGTTCAACCAGTTTGGACAATTACTTTACCTACATACAGCAATACTGCAATCTCCGGTTCATAATCTTGTACCCCTAAATTTAGTGGCACTAAATAATGTGCTACTTTAATTAAGGGGGTATAGATGGATGAACGTCTTCGAAAAGCCTTAGATTTTTCTAATTTCAGGCATACGTTTTCAATTCAACGAAAAATTTTAAAAGAAAAGAATGAAGCTAGGCTTACCTACGGCCATGGTGGAGGTGTGTTTAAAATAGATATGACATTGATAACTTTTGTCGATATGCTTATTAATAACGGTAGAAAAAATGATGTACCTCTTTTAGATTCTAATAATAATCCAATTTTAATTAATGATCTAGATGAGTTTAAAAATGAAATATTAGACAGATATTTTACCTCTACTTTGGAATATTATAAAGAATATGAAAAAGTTAAAAAAACTAGATCGTTGGAAAAACTTTTAGAACTATGAACAATGGCATATTAATTTTTGCTCACAACAGTCCTTTTATTGATTACGGAGTGATGGCAATGATATCGGGCGGGCTAGCCAAGAAAAATCTTCAATTGCCAGTATCGTTAGTAACAGATAACGGAACTTTGAATTGGTTAATAAAAAGTGGACTGGAGAAAAAGTTAAATGATATTTTTGAAAATATCATAGAAATAGAATATCCCTATACAGAAAATACAAGAAAACTCCATGACGGATTTCATCATCAGACAGTACCATTTTTGAATTCTAATAGATGTGATGCATATTCGTTAACTCCGTATAACAATACATTATTAATAGACAGCGATTTTTTAATTTTTACCAATAGACTAAACGAATTTTGGAATGTCGAATCTAGTGTTATGATTGGAGATTCTTTGAATGATATCTTAGAAGATCGTCCGGGATATTTAGATAAAAGAATTTCTGAATCGAGTATTCCCTTGTTGTGGGCTACGACAGTTATGTTCAAAAAAAATAAAGAAAGTGAGTTTTTCTTTAAATTGGTAGAATTTATAAAGTTAAATTATGTTTATTTTGCCGATCTTTTTAGATTCAATCCGTCTCAGTTTAGAAATGATATTGCTTTCAGCATTGCCAAGCATATATTAAGTGGTTATGAGGTCGAAAATGTTTATAATCTTCCTCCGATAACTTCTGTATTAGATAAAGATACAGTATTAGAAATTGACAGCAATGGAAAAATGATAATTTTAATGAATCCGCATGATGATGGAAATTACAAATCTGCAAAAATTATAAACACCGATGTTCATATCATGAATAAACAGAGCATTATTAGAAATAAAGATATTTTAATGGAATTAATATGAATTTTGGATACCTAATATTTGCATCTAATGAAAATGTAGACTATCTTAAGATGGCCTATTGTTTAGCCATTAGCATTAAAAATACCCAAAAAGCAGGGTACGATAAAGTAGCACTGGTGATAGATGACAAATCTAAAGTTAGAGATCTTAATTCACCGTGGGTATTTGACAATGTAATAGAATGGAACGAAAAGCAAGGATGGGATGGCAGGTCATGGATGGATGAATTAACACCGTTCGAACACACAGTATGTTTAGACGCAGATATGTTATTCCTAAGAGATTACAGTCATTGGGTAGATTATTTTATTGAAAATAAAACAGAATTATATCTACCGAGCAAAAGTTATACATTTAGAGACGAGCTTGTTAAAGACAATTTTTATAGAAAAACTTTTGAAAAAAATGAACTTCCTAACCTTTATAGTTTCTACACTTATTTTGAAAAAAATTCTGACCTAGCAAAAGAATTTTTTACTCTAGGAAGATTTATTATAGAAAATCCTATAGAATTTTCAAACTTATTTTTAAGTAGCCACATTCCAAAAATTTTAGGTACCGATGAAGCGTTTTCTCTCAGTGCAAAAATTTTAGATATCTCAGACAAAATTAGTTATAATTTAGATTTTCCTCGAGTAACACATTTAAAACCTAGGATACAAGACTGGTCATTTTCTTCAGATAAAGTTACTGATCACGTAGGATTTTATTTAAATGATCAAGGAAATTTAAAGATAGGAAATTTTGAACAAACAAACATTATCCATTACGTTGAAAAAGATCTAATGACTAATGAATATGTGAGCCTTCTAGAGGATATTTTATGGTCCAAGAAACAGTAGTTGAAGATTACTTCGACTTAACAATAGACATTCCTGTAATAAAATACTACATTCGATTTACTTTAGAATCAGGAACAGTTACAGAAGTCTTTCCTAGTCATAATGATATAATGGATAATAACTGTATAGAAATTGATTCTGATATGGCTGATGATTTATTAATCGGAGTTAAAACACTATCTTCAATAAAAGTAGATATCAGTAAAACTCCTTTTAAGATTTTAGAAAATCAAGATTACGATCTCGTATTAACTAAGATTGATAATGTATTGCATAGAGTAATTGAAAAAAAATGGTCAAACATATCTAAACCTGATATTCAGATAACGTACAGTAGAAAAGAAGAAGAACTCGTCTTTAAAATCAATCCGTCGTTAAAAGAAATGTCGTGGCCGGGAGAAAAAGAAATGATATTTTTAATTACTGGTTATAATGATCCTAATAATTTAAAAGAAATGATAAAATTTTCTATAGATGAATTAGTAGCATATCCACAAAAATTTAAGTGTAAATTACGCAGTAAATTTAGTATTTTTACTAGAAGACTATTTTCTAATTATACTTTGGAAATTAAATGAAAGTTATAGAATTTGATGTGGTATTTTTAAGTTACGACGAACCTAATGCAGATCTGCATTATGCAGACTTGTGCAATAAAGTTCCTTGGGCTAAACGTGTTCACGGAGTTAAAGGCAGCGACCACGCACACAAAGCTGCCGCTGAAAAATCTGAGACTAATTGGTTTGTTACAGTTGATGCTGACAACATAGTAGATACCAGATTTTTTAATATCGATCTTGATATGAAAGATCCTAAGATACAAGTCTACGGCTGGTGCGGTCGCAACGTGATTAATGGACTCCGTTATGGCAATGGAGGATTAAAAATCTGGAATAAAGAATTTGTGTTAAAAATGAAAACACATGAAAATTCTGACAGCGATAGAGGACAGGTTGATTTTTGTTGGGAAGACGGATATAAAAACTTTCCTTTAAGTTTCAGTGATAGTATAATAACGGGTAGTCCTTTCCAAGCCTGGAGAGCAGGTTTTAGAGAAGGAGTTAAGATGACATTACTTGACGGAGTAAAAGTTCAGCCTCAAGAGATACAAGAACGCATATGGTGGCACAATATCCATAGACTTCGTATGTGGTCTACAGTAGGTGCTCATGAAGAAAATGGGTTATTTGCAGTTATGGGAGCTAGATTAGGCACCTGGATGACTAACTGTACGGATTGGAATTATATTGATGTAAGAGATTTTGAGATTCTGCGTAACATCTATAATGAAAATGTAAAGTGTTACGAAATCGATCATACGGGATTAATTGAAGCTACAAAAGATCTCGGAGAAAAAATTAAAGTACAATTAGGTCTACATTGGCCTTATTTAGATTCTATACAGAGTAAGTATACGTTAGATTTATATAATGAAACAATGAATTTAAATGATACTTATTTTAGACTTCCTGTGCCCGCAAATGTATGATATTTTTTATGTTTCTCGAACTAAAGGATCGGATGAGGATTGGAAAAAATTCAAATCTAAGTATCCTATTGCTCAGAGACTATGTAATATAGAATCATACGAAGACATAAGATCTCGCGCTTTCACAAAAATGTTTTGGGTTATATGGGACGATCTTGAGATCGGCGACGATCTTAATCTATTAGAATATAAAGCTACTAAATGGGATGATATGTATGTTCACGTTTTTAAAAATGGAAAACACTATGATGGAATCTGTTTATTTCCTAAATCGTTAAAAATATCTCAGAAAGAGTTTCATCATAGATTTTTTACAGACAAGAAAGAAATAGATATAGTTGTTAGTAATCCTAAAAGGTACAACATCTATAGCCCTTCGACATTTGAAGAATATCAAATTATTGACGATGAAATTTTTTGGTTAAAATGGCCTGAGATCGAAGTTATTGATGATGCTGTATTAGATTTATATTTCAGCCATCACAATGTTTATGATAGAAGAGAAAATCACATTTTTAAAAATTCTTCTAATGAAACTCATTCTTACATAAATGGTTTGGTGCTGTGCAGCAAATACAAACCGTTGTCTAAAAGAGAATTTAATTTAAGATACGCTGTAGATAAAAAAGAATATGATATCGTAGCTACAAAGAGTTCAGATTATGATATTATTTTTATAAGTTACGAAGAACCCAATGCTGAAGAGAATTACGAAAATTTGATAACAAGATTTCCTAAAGCCAAACGAATTCACGGAGTGAAGGGAATACATCAAGCACATATAAAAGCTGCAGAAATAGCTTCGACGTTTATGTTTTGGGTAGTTGATGGAGATGCGATTATAGAAGGAGATTTTAATTTTGATTTTAAAGTTTCTAGATGGGAAAAAGACATTGTACACGTATGGCGCAGTAAAAATCCTATTAATGATCTAGTTTATGGCTACGGCGGTGTTAAACTTCTTCCTCGAGATCTTACATTGAATATGGATGTGTCAACGCCGGATATGACTACGTCTATTAGCAATCAATTTAAAGCGATGGAATCGATTTCAAATATTACAGCATTTAATACAGATTCTTTTAATACTTGGAAATCTGCATTTAGAGAATGTGTAAAATTAGCAAGTCGATCCATCGAAAGGCAGTTCGAAGAAGAAACTGCAACTAGATTAGAAGCATGGTGTACTACAGGTATAGATAAAAAGTTTGGCGAAGATGCTATAAGAGGAGCATTGGAAGGAAAAAAATTCGGAGAAGAGAATAAAAATAATCCTGTAATGCTTTCAAAAATCAACGACTTTGACTGGCTCAAACAACAATATGGAATATAACAGAAATATTAAAGGTAACGAACTTCGAAAAATAGACGGACGATATCAATCGAGATATCTGCTTGACGCAGAATACGTTCATCAACAATTGAATGAGGTTAGCAATAGTTTTTGTTTAGCTAAATGGTTTAATGTGAGTATACATATTCCCACAGGTCGCACACATAGTTGTTACCATCCTAGAAGTCATTTAATTCCTATCGAAGAAATAAAAATTGATGTAAGCTCATTACATAATACAACGTATAAAAAAAATCAAAGACAGTTGATGTTGAACGGAGTGCGTCCTCAAGAATGTGAATTTTGTTGGCAGATTGAGGACAGCGGTTCTCAACTTAGTGATCGAGCATATAGAAGTAAAGATGTTTGGGAACCAGAACTAATTGAAGAAGCGTTAGAGTTAGGCAGTAAAGGAAATGCTAAACCTAGATATGTCGAAGTTAATTTTAATCAAGCCTGCAATTTTAAATGTAGTTATTGCAGTCCTCATCTAAGTACTGCTTGGATGGACGAGATTAAAAAACAAGGACCTTTCAAATTAACGGACAGGATTCACAACGATATTAGATGGATTGAAAATGAAATGTCTATAAACAACGGACCAGACAATCCGTATTTGTTGGCATTTTGGGAATGGTTACCTACAATATATCCTACATTACAAACATTCCGTATGACCGGTGGTGAACCATTAATGGATAAGAATACCTTTAGAATGTTTGATTACGTTAAAAATAATCCCAAAAAGGATTTACATTTAAGTATCACTAGTAATTGTTGCCCTCCTGGAGATCAATGGTCGAAGTTTATGATAGCTCTAAAGGAGATTACTGACACTGATGCTATAGATCATTTTATGCTGTTCTGTAGCTTAGATAGTTGGGGCTCACAGGCTGAATATATACGTAATGGTATGGACTTTGATATGTTATATAACAATGTTATAGACTTTCTAGCAAATGCAGACAAACATAGTCTTACATTTATAATTACTTTTAATGCGTTGAGTTATACAGGATTTTACAACTACATCGAAAATATTTTAAATCTGAGAAAAAAATATAATACAAGTCGTCAATTAATTTGGTTTGATGTTCCTCAATTAATTGATCCAGATTTTTTAAATCCTAAAATAATTCCTGAGCTAGTTTCTGAATTAGAAAAAACTATTGAATTTATGAAAAAGAATCCCGAAACACGGCGGAACGAGTTTAAAGGATTTAGCGATTTTGAAATTAGTAAAGTTCAAAGATTAATTGACTGGATAAAATCAGATACAGGATTTAATAAAAATCTAGCTATGGAAAACTTTTATACGTTTTTTAGTCAACATGACGAACGTAGAAACACAAATTTTTTAGAAGTATTTCCAGAATTAGAAGATTTTTACAATAAATGCAAAGGAATTAACAGTGTCTAATAGTTATATGGATAGGGTTCGAAAGACCAGAGATACACTCAACTCAGTGGGTCCTGGGTTTTGTTTAATGAAATGGAGAAATGAAACCTTGTATCTTCATATGGGGGATAACCATAGTTGTTATCATCCGAGACCGCAGAAGATTCCACTTGAAGAAATAAAAATTGATGTTAGTGCATTACATAACACTAAGTGGAAAAAAGAACAGCGTAAAACTATGCTCGAGGGAGGCCGACCAGATGAATGTTATTACTGTTGGAACATAGAAGATCTTCCTGGAGAACATTACAGTGACAGAATGTTTCATAGCGCAAGTAAGTGGTTAGATGCCCAAAAAGAAACAGCATATATTAAATCTATTCCTTGGGATACAAATGTTAATCCTATGTTTTTAGAAGTTAGTTTTGGTAACGGTTGTAATTTTAAATGCGGTTACTGTTGCCCTCAAGCTAGCAGTTTATGGATCGACGAGATTAAAAAACACGGAAATTATGATATAAGTTACAATCAATACGGAATTGAATTTCTAGATCAAATGAAAGTCTATTCTGATGACGAACCTAACCCGTATGTCAATGCTTTCTGGGAATGGTGGCCAAATCTTAAAAATGATTTAAGAGTATTTCGAATCACTGGAGGGGAACCTCTAATGAATTCTAATACCTGGAAATTGTTAGATATGATAGATAAGGACCCTTGTCCAGACTTAGAACTTAATATGAACAGCAATCTCGGAGTCAGCAACGAAAAGATTAAAAGAATGAGTGAAACTATGAATAATTTGCTGACTACAAATAAAGTCAAATCGTTCTTTTTATATACTTCAATTGACGCCTGGGGTTCGCAAGCAGAATATATGCGCCGAGGTTTAGATGTCGAACTT